CCGCCGCCACCGAGACAATTGACCGTCGTAGTCAGCGCGGCATATCCGCTACCTGCGGTGTCGATGACCACCGAGGCTACGGGTGTAGGTTTCACCTTGATCGAGACGACCGCCGTAGAGGATCCGTGCACGACGATTTCCGGGCTCTGATACCTCGAGCCGGATTGGGTCATTTGAAGCGAGGCGATACTTGTAGCGAGCAGCGTCCACGGCCCGAAGGATCCGCCGCTGCCGCCGCTGGTTCCAGGGTCAACCGTGACCGCTGGACGTTTGGTGTACCCTGATCCGGCGTTTGTCATGCTGTACCCAGTGATTACACCACCGGTCAGCACCGGGTCTGCTGTGGCCTGGGTTCCTCCCGATACGTCAGGAGCACCAATTACGAGAGTCGTGGTTGAATCGTATCCGCTGCCGCCGGAAATAAGTATTCCGGCCGCTCCGTCCAGTGCAACGGGCGTGTTAGTGGCCAGAACGATGGCGCCGCTACCGGGCCCGTTGTCCTGGTCGATCACTTCGAGCAAAACCGCGTCTGTGATATCGCTACCGGCGACATCGATCGAGAGCGAAGCAGGATCCAGCAGCGAGGGCGAAAGAAGGCTGTGACCGGTGGCACCGGTGCCCGCTCCGGAAAATGCCACGGCCGGCGGACTGGTGTATTGCGTGCCGCCCGCGTCCATAACGACGCTGGCCAGCGCGCCAGCGGTCGCCGGCATGTGAATGGTGGCCGTCCCCAGCGCTGTCGTTCCTCCTCCGCCTGGCGCGGCAATGGTCAACGTGGCGGAACTGCTGGTCGCGCCGGTACCGGCGGAGATGATATTCAGACCGGTCACCACGGAGCCGAGTATTCCGCTGGTCAATGATCCGGCGGGGATGACCTGCTTGGAGTAGTCGGTGATGAAGCCGTAGCGTTCATCGGTATCGATGCCGGACAGCAGCGGGCCAGGAACTCGCTCCCAGCGTCTTTGCACGCGCACGAATCGGCCTTCCATCATCTCCTCGGCCTTCCCTACGTTCTCGTCGGTCAGGATGCAGAGCGTGGGCTGCATCGTGGCGGTGATGATGGCCGTGGTCGAGGCTGCCGAGACATTCGGCAGGCTGCCCGCATCGTAGCCGCTGCCGCTATTGGTCAGGTAGGCTCCGATGACCTTGCTGTTGCGGACCTGGTATTTTCCAGTGGCCTGCGTTCCGGAAAATGGGGCGTCGATGGTCAGGCTGTAGATTCCATCGGCCAGGGCAGTGACTCCAGCTGACCAGACTTTCACGCTGACCAGAGCCGTGAGGGGATCGCCGAGGACCATCGGCGTAAAGTCTCGAGGCAACAGGTAACTCCGCACGAAGATCGGATAGTCTGCGTTGGCCAGGTCGCTCAATCCCTGATCGAGATTGTATTGCTCCTGGGCAAGGCGATCGTTGGCGAAGATCCGCCGGACGCCCATATTGTTGCGGTCGCCATGCACCGGCCCCTGCCAGGTGAGCCGGCAATCGGTGCGGACGTCATGTAGACTCTGCGGGGGCAGCGTGTTCGGAAGCTGGTTCCGAATTGGTCCCTCCTCGATGATGATGATATCCTCCGGGCATGGTGTCGGGTAGTTGATACCCGGCACTCCGTATTTGTCCGGCGGCGGCGTTTGCGTCCAGTCGACAGGCATGATTTTACGGCCCGATGAATTGGCCGATGGTGGCTGAGGCTGTGGGTTTCCAGGAAATCACCTTTTCCTTGGCCGCCTGGAACTGCCGAAGAATTTCCTCCTTGGCCTGCTTGTTGGTGAAACCGTTGTGACCGGTGAAGCGCATGGCCACGTAGGGGTAGACGACGAGTTCATGCCAGTTGGCCGGGATGGGGATATCCGGAGCGGAACTTGCATCGCCGAAATCGGATGCCTGAAAGGTGGGCGCTTCGATCTTCAGACGCATGTAAAGCCGGTAGGCCTGGTTAGGCATCGGGTTGACGTGCAGATACAGCGGGATGTAGCTCAATCCAAGTGCAGGATCGTTGTGCGGCTCACAGAAGTAGACCGCGGGCTGGCCGATCGATTTGGACTGCTGGATATAGTACGTGCTGCCGGGCCGCTGGGGAGGGTTGCCATAGTCGTGCGGGATATTCCACGCGCGGAATTCCTGCCTCGAGGTGGACGGAATCAGCGGAACCGTTTTCGGCAGTTCCACGGGATCCAAAACGCAATCGGTTCCCTGCGGCAATTTCAGGGTGTCGCCGTAGACAACGCCGCTGACCGTGCCCGTCGATCCCATGTACGGGTAAAGCAGCTGCGTTCCGCTGACAAGTTCGTTGTCCTGGTCATCGCCGCCCAGCCGGAAGGTGCAAAGCTGCATCCAGTTTTGATACCCGGAAAAGGTGATCGCCTTGGAGTATTGCGTCACGCCGATGCCCGCCACGGACGTTGGTGCGTGCAAAACATCCCCGTAACGCTGCTCGCTCCATGCAGAGGTGCCATCGGCGAAGATTTGCGAGATTCCGCCAGTCATGCACCCGGCGAGGAATTCCAAATCCCCTGCCAGCTGTGGACGCTTCAGAACAGAATCCGGGTTGGCTGTAAGGTCGAAGGAATTGACCCCGATATAAGGGAGCAGGCGGAGGGCGAAATCTTGCGGCTTCATTTAGGCGACGTTTTTCAGGATGTCGGCAAGATCGGGAAGCGCGAGCAAGCTGGCGCGAAGCGTTTCCGTCGAGGGACTGGGAACGAGCTTGATGCGCTCTTCGGGCAAGTTGGCCAGCTTGGCGAGATTTCGCATGTCGCGATATCCCATCTCGTCCAGAGCCTTTCGAGGGTCGATATCGGTGCTTTGCTCTTTCACCTCTTTGAGAGTCGGAATTTCCGCCGCCTGCTGTGCGGCCGGCGGCTGTTCCGGAAGTGCTTTCGCTTCGACCTGGGCCGGCCGCTCGAGTTCGGAGATGCGCGCAAGGAGGGTCTGGATGGTGATGCGCGATTCCGTCAGCTGCGCGGCCATTGCGTCCAGCTTCTCCTCCGCGATCGTTTCCGGGGAATCCGGATCCGGAATGGATTCGGCCGTGACAAAGGAGCGCGCGGTGCGCCGCTTCAAGCCGGCGCAAATATCCATGCCGTGCACGTTCCAATCCTTCTCGGAAATCTTGATTTCGTGATGCTTGGAAGCGGCGTTGTAGACGGCGTGCCCGAAGGATTTGCCGGTACGTCCGGCCACGTGTTGCGGGATGTGCGGGGGAAGCCCGAGGAAGTGAACGAGGTATTGAATCATAGGGTGAAAAAGAAGGCCGGGGGCGGGGATACCGCCCCCGGCCGGGGATTTGGGCCAGTCGCCTTACGAGATGATCGGCGCGCCCGGGGTCGGGAGGGCCGCTTCAATCACAACGAAGCCCGGATAAACGAGGTCAGGACGTTGCACGGCATTGCAGCCCCACACGGCTTCCACGCCGATAGCGTGATCCATGTCGTGGTTACGATGCTCTTCCGTGCGCTTGCCGACTTGCGGATCCGCCTTGTTGCCGTTGATCGTGCCGGCGCCGGTGGCGATTGCTTCCTGTGCCAGGCCGAGGAACCGGCAGAAGGGAACGCCGGCGGCGTTGCACTCCTGAATCAGCGCGCCTACGACGAAGTTCGTCGTTTCGGTGCCAATCCCGATGGAGATTGCCGCGCCGCTGATGGTGATCTGGTTGCCGTCATTGGTGATGTACGGGAACACGCCGTAGCTGTTGTTCGGATTCTGGATCCGCAGATACCGGGTAGTGGAGTTGTCCGCGGCGATCGTCTCGCCGTTGGCAAACGTCCAGGGGGCATTGCTGAAGTATCCGAAGTAGAGCGGGGCCGGCGAAACGGAGGCGGCGTCATTGCTGCCGCCACCCTGAACGACCGTGGAAGTCGTCGCGCCAGTGATGGCCACGCCGAGGAATCCGCGGGGCACGAGCGGGCTGCCGACCGGGCCATAGTTGCCGTGGTCGATGTGCTCCCAGCGATAGATGCCATGTCCCAACCAGTCATCATACCGGCCGGTGAAGATGGTATTGTCGGTGCCGCGCACGCCACCCTTGATACGGGCCTCGAGGTAGGCGTCTTCGGTGTCGAGCGGGATCCAACCGAGATTCGCGCCGAGGATGAGATGGTTCGAGAAGGTCGAACCGGCTTCATCCTTGCCGACACGCATCGGCTTGCCGCCGTTGCTGGTGATCTGCAGGCCGGTGCGGCTGATGAGCGAGGTCGACATGACAGACGCGCTGACCAGGTCTGCACGGCTGTTGCAGCCATCGGGCAGCAGGTAGTTGCGGCCAGAGGTGCCCGACTTGTTGATGATCTTCATCATGATGTCGTCGGACTTCTTCTTCGCCATGAGCTCTTTCAGGCCGGTGTTCACGATTTCATCGAGGCGCCCACCGATGACAGTTTCATCGCGGGCGACGGCCGTGAAGCCGACACCAAACCAGAAACGGCCGATTTGCACCTGAAAGTTACCGATGCGGAGCTTCTGCTCGTTACCGATACGATCGCCTTCACCCATCACCGGCGGGCCGCCGAGACCGGCTACCGTCGGAATGTTCACGGTGTTACCCGCGACCTTCTCCGTTTCCATGACGTTGACGATGGGCCGGCCGCTGCCAGGCTTCCCGAGCATGCCATCGGCAAACGGGTTATCCTGATACATGCGGTCGGAACCGAGGACGATGCGGCGCACCCAGAGCTCTTCGCGAGCCTTGGCCGTCATCGTGGTCAGGTTGGAGACGGTAGTCGTGTTGATGACCGGATACGACGTGCCGAGCATGTTGGACATGCCATGCGGATTGATGAAGAGGACCAGCAAGCCGAAGACGCCAAAGCAGGCGACGGCGAGGGCCGTGAGGGTCAGATGACCAGCGCGCACAGTGTGGCGCGCCAAGGAGGATTTTTCAGTGTTCACGATTTTGGTGAAGAAGTGGTTTATGGTTTCGGTTACTACCTGATGACAAACTGGGAAGGCCTCGAGCCGTAAAGAATTGCGTCGATACTTTCGGGGTCATCCAGAGAGGCAGCCAGGATTTGCGCCTCGGTCAGAGGAGCGGCCGGCGGCTGTGTGCCAGTGGCACCAGGGACCGGCGAAACGCGCCGCGGTTCGGGCTCAACCTGCTGTTGCTGAACGGCTGGGACGGGCGCCGCGGGCTGGGCGCGCAGGCTGTCGAAAGCCTGGGCGAAAGTCAGCGTGCCATTTGATTTCGCGGCCATTTCCGTAGCGAGTTCCACGGCAGCCAGGTTCGTCACATGGACAGCCGCATTAGTCGTTTGGAGGATGGCGTGATCCGGGTGATTCGGATTCAGCATCGCGTCAATCTTCGTCTGAATTTTCTGGCCGAGTGGCGTCGCCTTGTTGGCTGCGGTGGGAAATTCCGCCGCTGCCCGCTGCATCGCCTGGCGCCGGCCGTCCACTTCGACCTGAGAGGCTTTCGCCTCTGCGGCCTTGCGGGCGGAATCAGCGTCGCGCTGCGCAAGTGTCTTGGCTACTTTGGCATCATTGAGAGCGGAAAACTTCTCGGCGATTTTGTCGTCGAGTTCGTAGTGCCTTTCTCCGATGAAGCCCTCGCCAAGTTCCCTTTTCTCATCACGAAGGGCTTTTAACTCGCTCTCTATCCGAACTACATCCGATGTAGCCGTTTCAAGAGCGGTCGGACCTGGAGGAGCAACATGGGCGGGTTTGTCCGCTTCCGCAATGCGCGAAATGGCCTCGCTCAAAGTGACATATCCAGGGGAATCCTTGGTTTTGCCGCCATTAAGCGAGCTCTGAAGATTGATCGCCCGCTGCACGTCCGCCGGCAGTTCCGGCGCGCTGGGGGCGGGTGCCACAGGAGCAGGCGCCGCGGCCGGCGTTGCCGCTGGCGTAGGTGTCGCCGCAGGAGTCGCTGGAGTGACCGGCGCCGGGGGCGGGGTAGCTGCAGGAGTCGCTGCGGGTGCTGGGGTGGCGGGTGTCCCTTCCACTGCTGTAACCGGCACTTCGAGCGGTTTGGAACCGGCAAAGAACGAATCGATTTCATCGACGTTCATCGGCAGTCCGCCGCGCCCGTCATCCGGGGGAGCAGTAGAGGCAGGTTGGTTTTCCGCAACAGGAGGCGGAGTCGGCGCGGCCGTGGCCGGTTGGACTTCGCCGCTTTGCGCCGGCGGGGTAGTGGGCGTTGCCGTGGGTGCGGGTTCGCTCTGAGTTACCATATTGGATGTCTGCATTTATGATGCCGTGACGAATGTCCAGCAATTTTCTGACTTGTCGCCCATTGGGCGACACGTTCACCTCTTAGCGCGCGCTTTATTGCGCTTCCGCAGTTCGCCGCTGCTGCGGTCGCGCCGCTTCCGCGCCTCATCTCCGCCCTTTCGAAGTTCGTAGTCTCGAAGGCCTTTGAGCATGCTGCTCAATCCGTGGATAGTTGACGGGCCGTCATATTCATTCATGGGGGGCGAACGGTATCAGGATGCCGCGCTCGAGCATCCGTTTCAGAATAGAAGAAAGCACAATTGAAAGCTCATGATCGCTAGATTTCGTCAAAATCTCGCTGGTGTGAAACGCAATTTTTTCTACATGCCTTTGACCTGCGCAGTGATTCGTGTCCCAAAGTTCGAGGTTTTCCGTCCTGTTGTCGTGCCGAATTCCATTTATGTGATGAACAGTTTCACCGGGTAGCAGGCCGCGCCCAATCTTCCGCTCCATCACAATTATGTGCTCCATTACGTAGCCATTGCAATCGGCACGATGATGCTCATTCACCTTAACCCTTATGTATCCTCCAGACACCACTATCCTTCCCCCTTTCCAGTTGTGGTGTTTTTCTCCTATTTTTTGAGAGCATACTCTGGATACGATTTCTCGTTTCCAGCAACCACAACTTTTTGTCCTTCCAATTCTCAACGATGTTAACCACGGAGTGGTTATTTTACCGCATTCGCATCGGCAGCGAACCTGTTTTGCTTTCTTGCGTTTCCCGCGCCATCCCAAATCCTCTATTATCGTCAATCGGGAAAACGTTTGTCCGATCAGTTTGCTCATGGCGCGAATTTCAATTTTATACCCCTATATTGCATTCTTTTCAATACTGCAGCACATCCAAGTTGCCCATCTACTGCGGTTTTTGAAAACCTGCCATCGCTTACAAATTTTCCAGGTCTTTCAATTGTTGTTCCAGCCCAAAGATATGGAGAGGGCGGCCGTCCAGGACTCCTATATCCAGGACCATTAAATAGCTCAATTGCGTCCAATGATGACTGAAGATTAGACCAATCTTTTTGGTCCAATTTGTCGACAGTATAGTAGGCATCCTCGGCGCTCTCCTCGAACGTGAATGGGGGCAGCTTCGGATACGGCAGCCGGCCCTTCGGGATATCGCGTGTCCGATGGGTCAGCGGGCTGCCCTCGTGCGGATGGCACCGGAAATTGTTGTCGCTCTCGCGCATGTGCAGGCAGAAGAGTGCCGGCGCCGGAACGCCGTTTGCGCGCATCTTCGAAATGGCCTCATAGCGGTAGGCGTTGCGCTGATAGAACGCGACCTCCTGGTCGAGCCTGATGGAGTCCTTCGGATTGATCTTGGCCGCGCGCCAGCGGGCGACCTGGTCAACCGGATCGGCAAGAATCGACGTGCACCCAGGCACCAGCAGCACCAGGGCCAAAAGTTGCACGTGAAACCTCATCGTCCCACCGATGCTCCGACGATGCATTCGCCGATGAAGAACGCGCACAGGATGACCACGGTGAGAATCAGGCGCGTCTTCGGCTCCGCGTTATTCCAGGACGACACGAATGAGCCGGCATGGAAATCCTTGTCGAGCGTCTCGCGAAAGAGGAGGTGAATAATCAGCAGAATGGTGCTGACGGCCACGCAGGAAACCGCCGGGATGTAAATGAGCGCGCCCAGCTTTTGGAAAATCGATTCCTTAAGGCAGAGTCCGACGAAAATCACCGTGATGACAATGATTTGCCAATGGCGCATGAAGAAGGTGATGAGGGGGATGTTTTTCATAATCAGGGGATGACTTTGCCGGCGGCTGCCGCCGAGGTGTTGAGGACGAGTTTGCCTGAGAACCAGAGAAACCCGAAAATGACAATAGCGAGACCGGCGACCGCCTCGAGAGCACGGCGGATCCAGTTCTTAGACTTGAGCTCTCGAGCTTCATTTTCCGCCGTGGCTCGAGCAACGCTTTCCTGGCTCGCTTTCACTGCCAGTTGTGCCGCCGCCACTTTGTAATTTTCTTTGTCCGCCAAACTCTGTTTATCGGCCGCCTGCGCCTCTTCGATCTGCGCGCCGTGCACCGTCTGCTTTGCCTCGATGCTTCCCATCCTGGCGGCAAGCCCGGCATTGGCCGTCTTGATGGCCGCAACCTCCTGGCGCGCGGCATCGATCTTGTCCCGCAATTCCGGCGGGGCGATGCGGAAAAGGTCGTCCAGCTTCGGGCCAAGCACTTCGATATGTTGCCCCTCATCGGCGACCGCCTGGCGGGCCTGTTGCACTTCCGCCTGGATTTCCTTGTGCGATGCAGCCGCGGATGTCACGGCGTCGTGCAGCCGCTTCGTGCCGGCATCCATCTTCGCCGAGTCCGGGGCCTTGTAGACCACCGGTTTGCTGGCGCAGGCCGTAAGAATTGAGGCAGCTGCCAGAGTGACGAAGAGGTGAGTTTTCATGCGGGATTTGCGGCAGGCAGCTGGGGAAGTGCGTTGTGGTGATTGTGGGGCGTTATACGTGCTCCCCCGAAATAATTCAAGAGCGTACCGTCGCTGCGACAAATCGGGCTGGCGCTCACTCGGATGAAAGTTCGATGCCCGTGCCGGTCAATGAGGTGATACTCGTCGATGTACCGGCGCTTATGGTCGACCGCAAGGCGCCAGGCATTCACCACCCGCGGAAGGTCGTTTGGGCATACCCCCAATTCCCATCCCGTGCCGAGCGTGTCATCCAACGAAAGGCCGGTGATGTGCGTCCACGTGTCATTTACCCAGGTCGTCCTGCCGGTCTCGTCGGTGATGAACCAGATGCGGCTGTCATCGGCGTCCATGGTGTGCTGCCGAATTTTGATCTGGTTTAGCTGGCCGTCATCAAGCTTGGTCAGTTTGTCGACGATTTCCTTTCTGGCATTCTCGATCGCGGCCGCGTTGTTGTCGCTCAGTTCCTTGAACCTTTCCCGTATCTCCAGGTTGAACTTGGCTCCGTTGTAGAACGATACCAGCAACCGGTAGAGCTTCGGCATCAGTGCAAAAATGCCTCCGATGGCGGCCAGGGACGCAAGAAGACGTGCCGGAATGTCGAGCTGCGGAAACCATGATGGATCTGGGTTGGCGGCCATGTTATCCAATCCTCCAGGCAACACCGTCCGAATGAACGCGATAGACTTTGTCTCCCCCGCCTTGCACAACATCATCGAACGCTCCAACCATGGCGTCTGAAACGAACATCGTTCCGTATAAGAAGCTGGCTGGGTTGGGTAGATTACCTACCGTTGGTGCAAGGTTTATGAGAGGGACGCCAATTTTAACCGAAGTGCCATCGGAGGTTACAACTGGCTGGTCTGTTACCCGCAATTCAAGGCCGGATGGCCCATTGAACCTTGTGACATTCCCATCCCCCTCTGCCGAGTAATTAGACGAGGTGGGAGTAACAACCCCTAAATACAGCGCTTCCTCGGATCCGTGGTCTACGTCCGTAGCCAGGATGGCGTTGCCAATCGGCCCCGTCTTGGTCAGCTTGGAGACATGAAGATCCTGCGGAACCGTTGGGGAAACCGTGATGCTCATACCGTTACCGCTTTATCTCCATGTTGCTCATGAAGACCAAATTGTAATTTGGGTCGTCTGCCGTAAGCGTGGAATGGATCTCAATGGCGCTTCCGGCCTGGTCTGTGTCAACAGGTCCATCGGCAACAGTGGTCGAGTAGAGCAATGTTTTGACCCCGGAAACATCGGCGTAAACGCGAACGATTCCGTTGCCCACGTTGCGCAAAGTAATCCGCTCGGTGCGGTCTGCGGTGACGACGTAACCCGTGTCGATGACTTGCACCGTTCCGTGGCGGTTGACAACGAGATAAAGCTCCAGATTGTTTACCTCGATACCGATTCCGTTCAGCCACCTGCCGGCGCCACTGCTGGTGTCCGGGTGTGTCTGGTCGCTATCCGTACGGCCAAGCAGCCAGCGATACCGCGTGTCGGAGGAAACGTGCGTCGAGTCTACCTGAAACTGCAGACGAGCCTCAAAGAAAATCGACCAATCCATCGCGTCGGCAGGGAAAAGCGAGCCATAACCATTCAGCGTCCGCTGCCACTGCACCAAGCCGTAGTTTCCGCTGCTCATGCCGCTGTAGATATTCATCGCCGAATACCCGATCGGGTTTCCGGTGTTGACACCTCCGCCCCCGCTCGTTCCGCTGCTATAGAACGAGCCGGGCGTAAATGGAATTCGCTGCCAGGTGGGCGACCGCTCTCCAATGTAATCCTCGACGGCAGTGAAATGGAACGGCACGGTTTCCGGGATGTTGAAGTCCCGAAGACCGAGCACGCTGTTCATTGTCAAATCCACCTTCCCGGGCGAGATGGCGGTATGGTGCCATCCCTCGATGGAGATGTCCTGAACCGAGGCCAAGGCAACATCGGTTGCGATTCGTCCGAGATAGGTCTGTCCGGCCACTGTGGGGCCGGCGCAACTTTGCTGGCCTTGGATGATCACCCCTTGGGTGTTGCGAACGCTGATGTTTTGCAGCCTTCCAGTGCCGCCTGTGCCATAGAACCGAAGCATATTCGATCCGGCCAGAGAGGTGATGTTTTCGGCGGTGATGTTTTTGATGAACCCATCGCCGCCAGTGCCTCTGCGTGGATCGGCATTTAAAATACCCTCGTCGGTGTTGAACGCCAAAATATCGTCATCGCCGTTGTTCTCGTAATCGACGATGTGACCAGTATCGAGTGGGCACCACATGTGGATGCCGTCGCGGTTGTTGTTGGTCAGCTTGGTAAAGGTGAACGTAAGGCCACTCGCCGTGGCTGTGGCGGAGTTGCTAATCGTGGCCTGCGTGCTGCTAGTAATCGCGGAAATGGTGGTATTGGCCGGGATGCCAGGACCATTGACGGTGTAGCCGACCTGCACCACTGCGGCACCAGTCCCGTATCCGGGATCGGCGGCGTAAGTGATGGTCGTATTGGACGAGGTGGCGCCGGTGCCGAGCGTTTGAATTCCGGGGTTATCAGTCCATTTGCTCTTGCATCGTTCGATCACGAAATCCGATCCGTTGCTCAAAACGATGCTGAACACGCGCGAATCGATCACCGAAACCCCGCTCAAAAGAAGGTTCTTGAATCCGGAGAACCACACGCCATGCACGAGACCGACAGCACGGTCATACGGGCTGGCAAACTGGAATAGCAGAGAGTTGGTGCCGCTCGCCGTGGCGTTATTGGTCAGTGTTACGGTAGTTCCCGAGACGCTCAGAACATAGGTATCGGTCGGGATGCCCGTGCCGGTAACCTTCATTCCAATAGCAACTATGGCGTTGGAAGAGGAAAGCGTGATAGTGGAACTGGTGTTCGTGGTCGTCGCAGTCTGGTTTGTGAAACTCAGGTCGACATTGTTTTCCCATCTGGATTGGTTATTCCCGTTGCAATTGACGGTAAGTCCGTAAATCGAAATATCCGTGTCAACGATGGAGGAGCCATTGAGCCGGTTGCTAAGAGCGATGCAATTGCTGTTTGCGGCTAGGAAAAAGCCGCAGTTCGCAAGGGCAAAGACGGTCGTGAAGCTGCGCGCCACCAGCGTTTTCGAGATCAATCCGACCTTGTCGACGTACATCCAAAGAGGGGAAACCGCCGTTGGAGAGTCGAGAATTGCCTGTACCTTATCCGTGCAGTCAGTTCCGCCTCCGGTATCGATGTTAGAGTCCAGCGTGACCTCTTGACTCAGGAAAACTACCCGGGCCGGAAATCCTTTCGGGAATGGAGAAACGGATAGTCCCATATCAAATCACCTGCGCGAAGTAGATGGAATCGGCGCCTCCGATGGCCTTCGTGAAGTTGTTATTTGGACCGTTGCAAATGACGATGCCGGCGCTGGCGACGATAGGGTCTGGCAAATCCAATGCCAGGAAAGTTCCGGCCGCTACCGGGATCGGAGGGTAAAGAAGTTGAACGGCTCCATCCACTGGCAGTGTGGCTGAATTTATCAGCAGATAGTATTGCGTCGCGCCACTGGTGTTGTTGATTGCCAGGCTTTTCAGGCTTCCGGGAGAACCCTTTAGAACCTTACCGGCTTCAAGGGCTGTGCTCATTACCTGCGTGGGCGCTACTCCCTCGGAAATCACCAATGAACCATCGGCACCCGTAGCCAGCGGATTCCCTGAGTTATCGACGAGGATGACGTACTTTACGTTGTTGTCGATGCGCCGACTCCCGGCGCTGGTCTGCAAAATGACTGGCCTATTTGCGGCCGGGGCGTTGTCGGACATGCCACCCGAATTTAAGAAAACGGGCTTTCTGTCAACGCTGATCTGCCGCGTCTTGCTCCTCGGCGGCGACCGCGTCTAGCTCCTTCTTCGTCGCGCTCCGCGTATCCAGTGCCCAACAGAGTATTTTCTCAATCTCGATGCGCAGCTGCACCGACATGTCTCGCTCGGCGCTGCTCTTTTGTGGATCCAAGGCGTCGCTGGTTACCTGGTTGAGCCGTTTTTCGACGACGGTTTCCAGGAAAAAAAGGAACGATTCGTTTCCCAGCAGGGAACTGGCGTGGCCGAACAGGACGCGCTGGGCGGCAATCGCTTCAGCCCGCTCCTTGCTGTTTTCGACGCGTCTATTTACCGGGAGGCTTGGGAGGTTGTTCATGCTGAGGAGCAGCCTGTTTTACGGCCAACTTTTCGGCAAGGTCATTCTGCTGCTTGCCCTGTATCTCGTCGTCACTGGCCGGCTTGATGCCCTCCTGCTGCAAAATCTGCACCTGTTCGCTCCGGGCGAGGTCGGTGTATTTCGTGGCGATGTTTTTGGATGGTGGCTTGTTCTCGCCCTGCTTCGCCGCCTCGGCCTGCTGCTGCAGAAATTGCTGCGCCTGCTCCTGGGTGACTTCGGGCAACAAATGGTCTACGTCATCCACCTCGAGCCCCTTCAGCTGCTTGACGTAGAAGGGCCGACCGATGAACTGCTCGTAGGGGTTCAGCTTCATGTAACGCATCCAGACCGCTTCCGCCTGCTGGTTGTTCTGCTGCTGCTGCGTGGAGCGGCTCTTGGTCAGCAACAGCCGCACCTTGCGCCGCAGGGTCCGGACTTCGTCGCGGTTGAGCGAGACCAGCTTGTTGCTCTTCATGCTGAAGAAGAGCTCGAGCCTATCCATGTTGGTAAGCAGATGCTCCACGGCATTCTTGAGCACCTCTTCGATGCCCATGATGTTGTCATACTCGGTATCGGAGGTGACGACATTTGCGTCGCGATCGATCGACATTACTCCGGTAGCCGTCTTGCTCTGGTTGAGGTCGCTGGCGCTGGCATCGCGCGAGGAGATGACGCCAAACTCCAAATCGCTCGCCTGCTGCATCCTGTCCATGAGCGAGAAATCAAGGGTCGTGTTGGCGTTCAGGTCGACCGAGAAAGCCGGCGGATTCTTCGAGTCGTATCCGGGCAGGCAATCCAGGAACTCGCGCGAGCCCGGCCGGACTGGCGCCTGGTCCTTCCACTGCTTGACCGCGTGCGGGACACGGAAATTGAATCGGCTCGCCTGGCTGTCCTTCTCGTTGGCGCGGTTCAGCTGCGTGTCTATGTAGAGCTGGCTGTGCTCCATCTTCGTGAAGACGCCAACTCCGTACCAGCGGTTTGGAACCTTCTCCAGACCGGGAATCACGGAAAACGGCCGCGCATCCATGTGGTTACCAAGGAAGTCGTAGAAGATCGTGTCTTTCTGGTCCATGTCGATCATCACCCACAACTCCACTTGCTGGCCGTTGGAAACTCCGGTCGTCAAAAGACCGTAGTCGATTCGCAGGTAGACATCGGCAATCATCACGTCTCCCAGAACGCGGCTGGGGACGGTGTCTTTTTCCCCCATCGGCTGCTTTGCGGCGTCCTTCCCAGTCATCTGCCCGCGGGCGCCGCGGCGATTGAAATACTCGATAGATGGAGCAAGGCCGGAAAATGTTCCGCGCAGGTTGTCCGGATTCTCGTGGAAGAAGTGCACGTTGATATCCGCCTGGTGGATGGACTCGTGTTTCAGAGGGCAGAGGAAATCCCGATGATCCAGCACCGTCGAATAGGCGTTGTCATAGTGGACGATCTTTTGCGTGAGATTCGGGAAGTTTTTATACGCGAACTGGTTTTTCGTCATCTGGAAGGACGGGTCTTTGACCAGATACATCACCCCTTGCGCCTCGGGCAGCGGAGCGAAGTCGTCCATTTCGTAAATGTAGAGCCGCTTGATCGGCGTCTGGATCGGCATGCCATTGGGCGCCACCATCACCTTCACGGGCCCAAGATACATTGTCTCGTTTTTCAGATAGGTCGTCTTGACGATCGCCTCGTTTCGAATCAACCCGATGCGCAGCGCGTCGCGCAACACGTTCGGCACGTTGCTGGCCGTGATCCTCTCCTGCACGTATTCCTCCACTTGTTGGGTCAGTTCCGGGTCTCCGAATTCCTGCGTCATGGCACCGAAGAAAGGGCGGGTGCTCAGAAGATCGGAGCGGGTGCGCGCGGAAATCAGTCGGGCGTACCGGCGGTTTGTCCCAAGAGTGAAGTTGTTGCCCGTGCCGAAGACGCCCCCCAACGATTTTCGCCACTCGAGATTATTGTCGTAGGTGTCTTGGTTCCTCTGGCGGATGTCTAGCCAGGTGCCAGTCTGCACGCTCCCGTCTGAGTTGAGACCAATCTCGAACATCACTTCCGCCATTCGCCCGAAAATGTATTCGTTTACCAGCCATTGCCGGCGGTCCTCGGTGATATTCAGGCTGCTGGGGATCCCACCTACGGAGAGCGTGCTGTACTCTCCGTCTCCCTGCGGGTAGGCCGCCTTTGACTGCATTTCTGGAGTGATGGGGCCGGCCAGAGGTTGCGGTTTTCCTCCGATGCTGGAATTGAGAAGGGTGCGCAGGGGTGTCATGGGTCAGGAATGGAATCCGGTGAAAATGTGCTTTGGCTTGCTGGGGGCCTCGGTAACGGATGCCGCGGCGGAGATGCGTTGCAGCATGGCCATCATAACGGCCTGCTTCGCTGTTGCGCGGTTGTAGACGGTCCGCTGGTGCTGGGACAGACCTTTTACAAAATCCTGCTCGGTTTCTCGGCCGCCGCTGAACGGGCGAAGGAGTGATTTGCGGAAACCCTGCATCACCTGATCTCGTCCCTCTTGCTTGGCTAGTTCGTCGAATGCCTGGCGCGCCTTGGATTCGTTGCCATCCTCGAGAGCGTATTTAAGCTTCTGGTATTTCGAGGGAGGAAAGACTTCATCCGGGTTGGCTTTGCCGTGGGCGACTTGATAATCGCGGCCGGCGACGCGCGTTTCCGTGATGTCGCTATGGCGTTTGATGCTGAGACCGGTCGCGCCGGCCAGTTCCTCGCCAGGGTTGATGTCGGTGCGCTTGTCGATGATGCCGCGGATGGCGATGGGCACCGGGGCTTTCAGCATGTCTCCAAGCTGCTCTCCGAAACTGCGCTTCTGCCCGCGCCAGTCGCGGCCGGTCAATCCCTCGATGATGCCGCGGCTGATAATTGGCGATATGCGGCCGTAGATGAAACGGCGGGTGTCGGCAAAAAGATCAATCATGTCGCCGGGCAC